TTGAATCCCAGGCCCATTGAATCCCAGGCGGCAATCTCCAATAGCGCCGTTCCGGTTCTTCCTGCACAGGATCTCTGCTGTTCCTCTGGCTTCGCTGTTTTCGTCGTAGACTTCATCCCGGTACACGAACAGGATCAAATCTGCATCCTGCTCGATCTCTCCGGACTCCCTAAGGTCCGACATGACCGGCCGCTTATCGCTACGCTCTTCTACCTTCCGGCTGAGCTGCGAAAGTGCCAGAACAGGCACATCGAACTCCTTCGCTATGGATTTCAGCCCGCGGCTTATGCTGCCGATTTCTTGGTTTCGGTTATCGCCCTCCCCTCGCATGAGTTGCAGGTAATCGACAACGATAAGAGATAAACCATGCTGCCTTTTGATGCGCCGGCAACGGGAGCGGATATGCCCAACGCTTACCCCAGGTGTATCGTCAATCTGCATGTTGAGGCCATGCAAGTGCGCTATTGCAGAACTCCTATCCGTGTTCCAGGAGTGATACTTGAGCATGCGTCCTGCTACTTCCCGTCGCGTCATTTCGAGCGAGAACACCGCAGCTGGATGTTCGCGTGATACGTTCTCAGCAACCTGCATTGCGAGGCTGGTCTTCCCCATGCTGGGCCGGGCGCCGATGATGATCAGGTTGCCGTTACCGAATCCGCCGGTGAGATTGTCGAGATCGCGCAATCCGGTATTGAGAGACGTGCGCTCTTCATCTTCCCAATCCACTGCTTCAGCCACGGCCTTGCCGATATGCACGTAGTCGCGCTCGGTATTGGTGTCGAGCACGGAAAGGATTTTCTTTTCCGCTGCCTCGGCGATTTCCCGGGGATCTTGATGGGATTCGCAAGCAGTGGAGATTTCCTCCGCGCTGGCGCGAAGGTTGCGCAGAATGGCGGCATTGTGAATTAGCTTTGCGTGATGCCGGATGTTGGCCGAGGTGTTGACTGATTGCACCATCGTTCCCAGGTATTCCAAACCGCCTACACGCTCGAGCTCGCCTCTAGACTCCAATGCTTCAGCAAGAAGTATGATGTCGACGGCTTTACCGGAATCCAGCATCGACTGGATTTCACGGAAAATTGCCCGATGGTTTTCCCGGACAAATGCGTTACCAGGAAAATCTGAGATGCGGTCATAAGCCCCGTTATCACGGAGTAGGCAGCCAAGGAGGGAGATTTCGGCTTCGATACTCATTTTCTTGACGCAAACCTTCCGACTGAGTCGCGCATCCAATTACGCCATGCGGCTTTCCAGTCGATGAATTTGTTACCACGTGATTCGTGGTGATCTTTGAAATGGAAGGTATTGGGCTTAACCTGCTCCGGATTAACTCCGAGGCTTACGGCCCAATCAAACATTTCGCCGGTTACAACAAAGTCTTTAGGAAAAGCAGTCTTCCTGTTCACTTTCTGAATCTGAACTACTTTTTTAGGTTCTCTCGTTACTGATGGTTTATTGATGGTTAATGGTGGTTCGGGTGTCATGGGTGCTAGGGGTAACGCGCATCCATGCAAGGGGTCTTGCGCATCCACGCTAGGGGTAGCACTGATGCGAGGGGTAGCATCCACGCTAGGGGTGGAAATCTTATTAATGTTGAGCTTGTAATGCCGGCTTTGTCCTGGGTTTCCACCAGCATGATTTGCTACCACAGATAGAAATCCTTCCTCGATGAAGCCATGTAGGATGCGCCTTGCCTGCGATTCGCTGACATTGATCTTCTTTGCAACGCCGGATACAGAGGGATGCAAACTCCCACCTTCATCATTGCACCAGTCAGCAAGGGCGAGCATTGCAAGTTTTTCACTACCCCCGCGTTTAAAGTTATCCCATACGAGAGACATGACCTTTACGCTCATGACAGCGCCTCCAGCATCGCCCTGCACCACTTCAAAACGGCCTTCCTCTTCCCCTGCTTCGTCTTGCGCCGGCGAATGGCGTAGGCTGCTCGATATGCTTGTTTGAGGTTCATGCGACCGCCTCTTCTTGCTCGAAATCGAACTCGGCGTTGTCCTTTTTCAGCAAGCCGTTGGAAGCAGCGGCCTCCATGTTCTTTGCCGCCTGTCTGAAATAGCTGGCCTTCAGCTCAAATCCGATACCGCGCCGGCCCATGATCACTGGCATATAGACTTCAGATCCAACTCCCATGAACGGGGTTAATACAGTCTCACCCGGGTTGCTGCGCAACGTGATGACACGTTCTATTACATCGAGCTGAAGAGGATGGACATGCTTCTCATCCTCGCTATCTCGTGAGGCCTTATACGGCAACACACGGTCTATTCGAATGTCGTCCCACATACTGTCCGCGTACTGGCGCCAAATCCAATGCGAGAATCTGTTCTCTGTCTGCTTTCCTTTCCATCCTCGATAAGAAAGGACTTCGGCTGGCGGAGCGCGATCTCCGGCGTATTCCATGAGCCCTATTGGATGAGCTACGGGTATCGGATTCTTACCCTGGTTGCGAAACAGCAGCAGGTAGTCGGCTGAGGCAATACCACAATCCATGCTGTCGGCAACCAATGAGGCATGGGCAAGGTTTTTTTGCATGGTGCGCAACCGTACAGCTAACGGCTCCTTCCAAATGGCGTGCCGCCCTGCGTATTCCCATCCAAGACGCTCATGCAAACGAATGATGTCTCCCGGGAAATCCTTCAACGAATCGGTGCCGCTGTTGCTTCTGGGGATTTCCATGCAATGCACTGCCGTCATTCGGCCCGGCAGAGTTACTCGCGTAAGTTCGCGCACCACAAATTCGTAATGATCGAAGAAGCTCTTATAGTCAGGACAGTTCGACAGATCGCGATCATCGCTGCTGTAGTGATACAGGCCGCCGAATGGCGGCGAATAAATTGAAAGATGAATACTGCTGTCCGGGAGAGATTGCATGCCTTCCACGCAGTCTCCCAGGTAAATGGCGTAACTATCCGTTACGCGCTGATCGATGACAGCCATGCTGGCGTCTCCATGGAAGTGTTAAAGGTGCGCAGGCGGGAAATGGCTTGCGCAGCGTTCATATGCGTAACCAGGGAAGAGAACATGGCATCGGCCTGCTCGGCTTTGCGCTGCATTGCGGCAAGCGCACCGCGAGCTCCTTCGGTGGTCACCATATCCACGCGTACCGGATGTTTCTGCCCGAAGCGCAGGAAGCGCCGGACCTTCTGGTAATAACCCTCGTAGGAATACGAGGGGAAATCTGTCATGTGGTGGCAGTGCTGCCAGTTCATTCCGAAACCGGCAATCTTCTGCTTGGTAACGAGAACTCGAATCTGATTGTCCGAGAACGCAAGCAGCTTCTCTTCCTTTGCATCGTCGCTATCCCTGCCGCTCACCTGCACCGCCCCTGGAATCAATCGCTCGAGCAAATCCCCCTCATCGTTGAGGTCACACCAGACCACGGCCGGCTCGCCGGTGTCGCAGACCAAGGAAGCGACTTTCTCGCAGCGCTCTCGTATTGTCCGGCGGCGCTCTTCACGTTCCTCTTGCAAACCGGCTGCAGGCAGGGCGAACAACATCCCATCTGCAATAGATTCTGAGTCCACCAGGTGCTCTATCTCGTGGAGAGGCGGCAACAAGAAACCGTCATCATTAAAACCAAGATCTGAGGGTCTGCGCATTGCTCTGGCCCAGGAGCATACCCACCGCCAGAACGGCTGCTCGGCATGCCCTTTAAAGCGCCATTTGTTGGCGGCTCCCATGAATCCCCGCCCCGTGGAGCTGTTGTTCAGATCGTTCTTGAAGAATCGATTGAGCATATCCATGCTGCCTAGGTATCCGAGGGCCTCAGATGATGTGCCCAGCTCGATGTAGTCATTGGGAGCAGCGGTGGCGGTTTCGAGAAGGCGATACCGAAGCTTTCGAGAAAAACTTGTGATCTCGGCCCGCCGGGCACCCTTGATGTTTTTTAGAATGCTGGACTCGTCGGCAACATGGCCGACAAAGTCATTTGGATCGAATAGGTGCAACAATTCGTAGTTGCAGATGTTGATGCCGCGGCGAACTCTTCCATCGCGGCAGATGTGGACCTCAATGCCGAATTTCTCAGCTTCCTGCGCCATCTGCCGTCCTACAGCGATAGGTGTGTTGATCAGCACATTTCCGTTGGTTTTCCTGACAACGTTTTCAGCCCACACCAATCCTTGAATGGTCTTGCCCAGGCCGCAATCCTCGAACAGAGCGGAACGCCCTTTTCTGATCGCCCAGGAAGTCAGGTGTTTCTGGAAGTCAAATAGGTAGTCCGGCATGAACACGGGCTCGAAGCCATCGTATCCATCGGCTTGGGATTTCTTGCTCAGAAACCCGATGTAGTCCTGGTGCTCTGTAGGTGCGTCGATCCGGCTATGATCAGGGGATGAGCACTCAGCGCTGCGGTGCGAAGGGACTGCCATGAGGTTCATTACGCGCCGCCTTTCATTGAAACTCCCCGAGCATCTTCGCGAGGTTGCGCAAGACTTGTGCAGGATCGGCTGTATTTTTTCTCCTCTCGCCATGTGACAATCTGGTCATCTCAACAGACCGCCGATCAGCAATGATCAGGCTTCGGATATATGCGCTATGCGATAAATCAAGTTCTTCCGCACGGGCTTTGCTCCAGTTATGTTCGTCGGCGGAAAGCATTACCGTGTCGCGAATATCGCGGTTGTCGAGTCGGCTGAATGCCGGATCGTTTTCGTCAATGTCGGCCATGATCAATCCTCTAAAAAACCCCTCCCCTTTACAGGGAGGGACAAACCACTCCGGCACAAGAGGGAAAAAGCCGGAGCAGAACAGAAAAGGTGGAGATTCCTGCTGTGGTAGAGTCTGATTTCCACATCAACTTCAATCACGAAAGGAACCTCCATGAGCGAAAGCAAAATTACTCAGGATCAGAATTTGATCCTGTTGATCTACCTGAGAGATGATCCTTCCAATACGCTGATGAGCCGAATCGAGCACATGCAGAAATCAGACGGGTCCATAAACCTCGAAGGGCGCGACGGCGTATTTCCGCTCTCATCGAACGCCATCCTTTTTGCTCAGTCAAAAGCTCACGATGTGCTTGTAAAAGTATGCGCAGGTCTACTTGCCGCAGACTTTCCCTA